TGGGTTATCTACAGGAGCGTCACCTTTAAGTGTAATAGGCACAGACGATCAAACCTACAATGTTCTACAGATTGAAGTAGATGCTGCACCGGTAGCATTAATTAGTACACAGAGTTTTACACCCAAAGTTGTTATTCCGGGATTCAGCACACTACAACCTGGAGTAAATCTTTCAACTGCAAATATTTCGGGCGACGGTCCAGCTAAATTTTATGGTACAGCAGAAAAAGCAGAAGGTTTGATTGTAGGCGGTAATACTATTGCAGCAGGTAATTTCTTAAGAGGTGACACTACTAGTACTACTTCATTTCCTATAAATGTTCAAAACAATACTGGTATAAACTATGGTATCAATGCTGAAATGAATATTGGTATTGAGGGAAACACAGGAATTATAAGACATAACATTGCTGGATCAAGTGTTGACGTGCAAGTTAAAAATGATGGTTTACTTAAAACTGCTCTTAGAATAGACAGTAGTTTAAGAGTAGGTATAAACAATGTTGCTCCAGACGAAGCTCTTGATGTTACAGGAAATATCCAAAGCAGTGGATACATAAATGTTAATGATACAACTCAAAGTGATACTTTCGGTACAGGTAGCATTGTCACACTAGGTGGATTAGGTGTAGCAAAAAATGTCAATATTGGCGAAAATCTAGGTGTTACAGGTACTGTAACAACTACACAAGTGTTACCAGATCAAAACAATACCCGTAACATAGGTAGTGCTTCACAGAAGTATGCAAATATGTTTGCAACAACATTTGTAGGAAATTTAACAGGTAACGTAAGCGGAACTGTAAGTGGTAGAGCGGGCAGTGCAGATAAGTTAACATCTGCAAGTACACTTAGAATTACAGGTGATGTAGCTGCTCCTGATGTTGTTTTTGATGGTCAAACAGGCGGAAGCACAAAAATATTTACAACTACTATCAGCAATCAAATAGTAGCTGGAAAAACTAGTGTTAGTCAATCACAAGCAGATGACGAATTTTTAATTAATAGAACAAGCGGAGATACAGGACTTAAGAAAATTTCTAGGGTAAACTTACTTGCCGCGGTTCCAAGAACCCCTGCAGGATTGATTGCTCCATTTGCTGGTGCCTCAGCACCAAGTGGTTGGTTACTATGTGATGGAAGCGAAGTTGACAGAGCATCTTATAGTGCATTATATGATGTAATAGGAGATACTTACAAAGCAAGCCCTACACCAGGAAAATTTGGTTTACCGGATTTAAGAGGTAGAATGCCTATTGGTGCAGATAATATGGGAGGCACTAGTGCAGATGTTGTTACAGCAGCATCAGCAGATGTTATAGGTGCTAAAGACGGCAATGAAGAAATTAATATTGCAGTTGAAAATTTACCAGAACACGAACATGATCTAAGAGGTGATAGCGGAGATCAATATTACGCAGTTAGAGACGTAAGCGGAACACCAAATGACAACGAAGCAATCGTTTATGATTCTCCAACAGGAACAGGAGCAGGTCAAGCATATCCTAATAGTGGTGGTATCTTAACAGATGCTACACTTGGCACTGCAATTAATATTATGAATCCTACTATCACAATCAATTACATAATTTATACAGGAACATAAAATGAGTTATAGACTAAACAGAACAGATGGACAATTACTAGTTGATCTAACAGATGGTATTTTAGATACCACTACAACAGATATAACTCTTATCGGAAAAAATTATAAAGGGTTTGGCGAGTTTATAAATGAAAATTTTATTAAACTTATGGAAAATTTTGCATCAACCAGTCAACCTGCCAATCCAATGGTTGGACAATTATGGTTTGACAAGCAAGATAACAGACTTAAAATTTATGATGGAACAAGTTTTCGACCTGCTACTGGAAGTGTAGTAAGTAGTACTCAACCTAGCAATTTAAACACTGGTGATTTATGGATTGATAATGAAAATAATAAATTATATATTTGGGATGGAACAGATCTAATACTTGTAGGACCAGAATATAGTGCAAGCCAAGGTAAAAGTGGTTTTGAAGTTGCAAGTCAATTAGATACTACAGATGTGCAACGCACTATACTAAAATTATTTTTAGGTGATACCCTTGTTGGAGTTTATTCACCTGCAACCTTTTCAATTCCAGTTACACTTGCTATTCCAGGTTATCCTGTAGATCCTACAGATTCACTAGGAAGACAAACACTAAAGCAAGGATTTAATCCTGTAAGCGAAAATTTTAAATGGAATGGCAGAGCAACTAGTTCTGAAGGTTTAATTAATGATGCTGGAGAAACAAAAACTGCTGAGAATTTTTTACCTACTGATGCTAACGGAGTAACAACTGGTAGTTTAAGGATTAAAAACAGTGCAGGGCTTAGTGTTGGCGTTGGTGATACAGAATACTTAATTGCAAAAATAGTAGGTACTACAAGCACTCTTGAAACACAACAAAGCAATAGAGACTTTGCTTTAAGAGTACGATCAGGAAGTAGTTTTAAAAATGCCATATATGTTGACTCAAGCGCAGATTACATAGGATTGTGGAATACATCACCTACAGCATCTTTGGATGTGACAGGAACAGGAAAAATTTCAGGAGATTTAACTGTAGGCGGAAATCTTACTGTAGAAGGTGATAGCACATTCCTAAACACAACAACTTTACGTGTAGAAGATAAAAATATAGAATTAGCCCTATTAGATGACAGCACAGAAGGAAATGATGCACAAGTTGATGGCGCAGGTATAATTGTTAGGAGCTCACAAGGGTCTAAAGATTTTACATGGACTCAAAGTACAGCAAGTTGGACATCAAACCAAGATATTGATATACGTTCTAATCCAACAAATAGTGTTGCACACTTAAAAATTGACGGAACTGATGTTCTTAGCAAAACAGAATTAGGAAGCACAGTTACTACAGCTAGTGGTATAACAAGTTTAGGAACACTGTCAGAATTAACTGTCGATGATATAAATTTGAATGCTGCAACTATTACTAGAATAAATGGTACAGGCTTAAACATTGTTGCAGGCGGAAATATAAGTATTGATTCACAAAAAATAACTGGTGTAGCTGATCCTACGTCTGCACAAGATGTTGCAACTAAAGCATACGTTGATACAGAAATAGCAAATGAACCAAGACATGTGACTATGGATATAACAGGATTATCTGACCCAAGTGCAATTGGAGCGTTTGACGGTGTTAGTAATTTTGGACCTCAAGACAGTATTAAGAATTTACTTACAAATTTACTAGATCCTACTACACTAGAAAATGGTACAACTTGTTTTGTACTAGCAACTTCTTTTACCGGATCAACAGTATCTGGAATAATCATAGATGTTACAGAAAATCCTGATACTAGTGGAGTTCTTACAAAATCACTTATTGCAGTTGATAGCAATGGTACACAGAATGAAAGTGTGGTAGAGGACATTGTAGCTAGTAATACTGCATCTGGAACAGTAAATTTGACAGCAACAAGGTATATTTACGAATATCAAACCGGAGGCGGTGTATGGGTTTTCCAAAATGCTACGCTGCAAACAGTAACATAATGCAAAATGCGATAAATAATTGTAATGCATAATAGGGGTAAAAAATGGCATATACTATAAACAGATATAACAGTACCCAGCTTACAGTGGTCGAGGACGGTACACTAGATCAAACTACAGATCTAAAACTGGTCGGAAAAAACTACGCTGGATATGGTGAAATTCAAAATGAAAACTTCGTGTTTTTGCTTGAAAATTTTGCAGGTGGTAATGCACCTCCAAAAGCACTTAACGGTCAAATATGGTTTGATTCAACAAACAGTAAATTAAAATTTTATGATGGCTCAAAATGGCGTACTACTGGCGGAGCAGAAGTAAGCGGCACTACCCCAGCCGGTCTTTCTGAAGGTGATTTTTGGTGGGACACAAATAACGAGCAACTATATGCCTACAACGGTACTTCTTTTGTCTTAGTAGGACCACAAGGAATAGGTGAAACAGTAACACAGTTCCAAAGTGCAAGCATAAGAGACAACACAGGTACATCAAGATCTGTAATTAAAAGTGTTGTAAATGATGAAGTTATACATATTATAAGTAATACTTCTTTTACAATAGGAACAGAAGATGCTTCAAATTATCCGGGTTTTGATGTTGTAAGAAAAGGTTTAACACTTAAAAATACAATTAACAGCACAGGTGGTGTAACAAGCACAGATCATTATTTCTGGGGAACTGCATCAAATGCACTTAAATTAAATGGTGTAGATGCAAGCAATTATGTTATTTCAACTCCTGGTGCTCCTACAGAATTTACCACACTTACAGAGTTTGCAGATATCGGTATTGCTATTGGTGATTCAAATGATCTAATTGTTAAGATTGTAGATGATAACAAAGGATTAATTGCCAACGAACAAGGGCAACAAATTTATTTACAAGTTCAAAATCCTAGTGCCGCACAGAAAATGCCTTTGCGAATAACAAGTTCTGCACTTTTGCCAGGATACAGTAACTTTACAAGTTATGCTAGTCCATCAGGTACTGAAACTGTAAATATAGGTTCAGCAAGCAATAAATTTTCAACAGTTTATGCAACAAATTTTGACGGGACAGCAAGCACTTCACTAACACTTGATATGAGCGGAAATGCACGTTCAGGTTCAACAAGTGCTACAGCAAATACAGTAGCAGTAAGAAATAGCGCAGGTGATTTGTATGCTAACCTATTCCAAGGAACAGCAACAAGTGCAAGATTTGCTGACTTGGCAGAGAAATACACAGCAGATGCAGATTATGAACCAGGAACAGTAGTTGTGTTCGGTGGAGAAGCAGAAGTGACACAATGTAATAGACTAGTTGACCCAACTCTAGCAGGAGTAGTATCTACAGCACCTGCTCATTTAATGAATGACAGTATAGATGGAGTTGCTATAGCACTAAAAGGACGGGTTCCTTGTAAAGTAGAAGGACCTGTAAGAAAAGGTGATTTACTAGTAACAAATGTTACTCCAGGTACAGCAACTACACTTACTGAAGATAGTCCTAAGCCAGATGCATGGTGTGTTATAGGCAAAAGTTTAGAAGAAAATTTAGATAGTGGTATCAAACTTGTTGAAATCGCAGTTTAAATTTAGATAAATAAGTGCGTATATAATTAGAGGATTAAAAAATGGCAGTTAGTGTCGGCGACGAAATTACAGCAGCTCAATTTAACGGTTTACAAAGTCGAGTTGCCACAGTTATGGGAACAGGATCGAGCACCGACGGGTATGGTCAAGCCCTAGCAAGTAGCCAGGTTACTGCTGATGTGAGTGTTGTTCAAGCAAGTGATTTTGATAACTTAAGAACAGATATTAACAAAGCAAATAATCATCAATCAGGATCAAATGCCTCTATTGGTAACATAGATGTGGGCCAAATTATTGGCGCAGATGCTAGTGGTACTAGTGTAGGATCTTTAACTGTCACTGATGAAGGCTTTAATGATTACGATACTGCTATCGGCGTGATAGAAACTAATAAATTTTTAATAGATAGCGGTAATAGCACAGTTGAAGCAAAAACATCTAGCACAAGGACTACAAACTGGAATGGCACAATTACTCATACATTTACAGTTACTTTCAGTGATGCTGATCAACGCAGATACTTTTTTAACAGTGGCGGTGAAATAAGATTTAGTGCATCACAATCTGGCGGCGGCAGTGCTAAAGACCTTGACTGGAGAGCTCTTTTAAATGCTATGGGCACAATTAAGTTTGGATATACTGCTACTACAGCTACTGGTTCAGGAACAGCTAGTTCTATTGGTAATTACGACCTTACAGGTACATATCAGACAATTTTTACTAAAACAGGTAGTGGTAATTACGTTGAAAACGATTATAACATACAAGCAAGAGCTGATAGTGCCACAATTTTAAGATTCAAAGTAGAATTACGTGATGATGATACAGGTGATCCACCAATTACCCCATTGCCAAAAGGTGCAATAGCTGGTGGTGTTGATGAAGATGTTACCGGAACATTTACAAGCACCATACAACAGCTAAGAGCTACAGGTAGTAATGTTTCTGTAGCAAGTCCTGCGTACAGCAACGTTACAAATCTATAAAAAATCCTTGACAACTATGAGATTTGACGCTATAATTAAATATAGTCTGGAGAATGTCGTATGGATGAAAAACTTAAAAAAGCATTAGATTTTGCAAATTACAATCACACCCTTTTTAATCAAAAAAAAATAGCGTATCAAGACTTTTTAGATAATTGTGTACACTATTGTAACGCAGGTAAATTTACAATTGATAGGCAATTAATAGCATTTGTATCAGGTGTTAAAACTAAAGAATTAATACTGTTAGATGATAACAATGTACCTGTCAAAATATCAAACGTTAGTGTATTTTCTAAAGAAATAAAAAAGATATATGCAACACAATTAGAAAACTACTATAAAAAATATTCAGAATTAACCAGCAATAAAACTGTACAGGGAATTATTAATGAGTAAAGGTTGCCTTGTATTTGCATTCAATAATGAAAAAATAAATTATATAAAACAAGCAGAAAGTTTAGCAGTAAGAGCAAAGAAATTTTTAAATTTGCCCACCACTTTAGTAACTGACATAAACATACAAAACGATTTGTTTGATAAAATTATTGTTGTTGAAGATAATTCATACACTGTAAAAAAAACATATAGAAATGGAAACGAATCAGAACGTCTTAGTTTTAAAAATAGTAGTCGTGTTTTAAGTTATGATTTAACTCCTTACGATGAAACAATAGTTTTAGATAGTGATATTATTATCTGTAATAATCAATATACTAAATGTTTTGAACAAAAGACTAAAAGTATTTTGCTTTATAAAGATGCATTTGATGTTTGTAATTATAGAAATACAAGAGAATTTAAATATGTAAGCAATACAGGATGTGATTTTTATTGGGCCACATGTATATACTTTAAAAAAGATAAAAATTCAAACATATTTTTTGATTTAGTCAAACATATTTTTGACAACTACAATTATTATAAAAGGATTTATCAAATAGCATCTAATGTGTATAGAAATGATTTTGCATTTAGTATAGCGGTGCATATAATGAATAACTTTCAAAAAAGTGACAGCATAGGTATTTTTCCTGGCAGTCTTTACTATTCAATAGATAAAGACCTTATACAAAAAATAAATGATACTGAAATACTATTAGTAGCAGAACACGAACAAAGACAAATTCCTATAAAATTGAATGATATAAATTTGCACTGCATGAATAAGTTTGCCTTGGAGAAATTGCTATGAAAGGTTATTTGTTGTACGCACAAGGAGAAACACATGTCAAGTATGCTATTGAACTAGCTAAAAGTTTACAAGATGAACTACCTATTAGTTTAGTTACTGACAAGCAAATAACATCAGATTTATTCGACAAAGTAATTTATGTTGAAAAAAATAAAGATAAGTTTCACGTTAAAAATAGATCTTTGTTATGGAGTTTAAGTCCTTACGAAGAAACCACAGTTATAGAAAGTGACTGTCTAGTAACTTGTAGTATGGATCGTTGGTGGAATAAAAACAAAGATAAGGATCTTACATTTATAAGCAAAGCATTTAACTATAGACAAGAACCTAGCAATACAATTTATGATAGAAAAACATTTGTAAAAAATGATTTACCTAATTTATATGTTGCATGTTATTATTTTAAGAAAACAGAATTTACAAAAACTTTTTGGGATTTGGTTTATAAAATCAATACTAATAAAGAATTCTACATACAGTTTTTGAAAGATGTAAATCCAGAAGTACCTAGCATGGATAGAGGCATATGTTTAGCAGCTAAATTACTCAATTGTTTTGATAAAGTTGCATATACAGGTGATGATCCTATGTTTGTGCATATGAAACCTTACGGCCAAGGATTTGAAAAACCTGCCGAAACTTGGAGTTCTATTTTAGGATTTTATAGAACACAAAAAGAATTGTTCATAGGAAATTATAAACAAAACGGAATTATACACTACATTGAGGACGTTATATAATGTTTTATGTTTATTTTGATAAAGATACTAAGTATATTTTAAGTATCTCCAACGAAGAAGATGCTACACAAGATTTTGTAACAAAACAAAAAGAAGATGTTATTGATTTCTTAACAGGCGAAAAAAATATAGCAGAATATAAGTTCGACAGAGATTTTAATATTACAAATATTATACAACAAACACCAAGTGTTAATGAATTAATATTAAAGGTACCATACAACAAAAATAGTGATATTTGTATTTTCCATGACTCTGCTTGGAAATTTAAGTTAAATCAAAATAATAATATCAATTATAATAGCAATTTATTGTTTGCTGTTACACAAAAAGATAATCCTAATATACTAATCAGAAATTTAGTTGTTTCATCATCAACATTAAGAGATCAAGAATCTATATCTTTTAAATATCCGATAGAAGAAAATTTAGAAAACATTTCATTATGGGTATTCAACTGTCCATATACATGTGGGTTAGCCAATGATTAAAATAAAACCATACGACTATGATATCATTTACCTGAGTTATGACGAACCAAATGCAGAAGAAAATTATTATGATATAAAACAAAAAATTCCCTGGGCAAAACGTATACACGGAGTAGAAGGATCTGATGCCGCACATAAAGCCTGTGCAGACATAGCAGAAACAGAAAGATTTATTACCGTAGACGGAGACAACAAGATTAGCGAAAACTTCATAAACGAAGAAGTTAGTTTTTCAGATGATGTAGATATAGAGCGTTGTGTAGTAAGTTGGAGTGCTTACAATATGATAAACGGACTTACCTACGGTAATGGCGGAATAAAATGCTGGCCAACTGAGCTTGTAAAAACAATGCGTACACACGAAAATGCTGATCCTAATAATACTGCTGCAGGAATTGATTTTTGTTGGGATTTAGAATATCTACAGATCAACAGAGTGTATAGTTATGTATATAACAATTTTACTCCTCAGCAAGCCTGGAGGGCAGGATTTCGAGAAGGGGTTAAGATGAGTTTATTAGAAGGCTTAAAACCTTCA